ACGCCGACCCAGATCAGTGGGGGATAAATGCAGAAGCAAGAGATTATATTGCTGCTTGTTTGAATAAATATTCTTACTGTGAACCAGCTAGAGTTAAAGAATTAGAGATTGAATTCTTACATTGGAATCAATACTTTAAACTTCTAGGCATTAAAAATTTTTGGTATGACACGTTTTGTTCTTTCAATTACTCAATAAAAGTTCCAAACTTTTTTGATATTGATAAAAAGAGAAGGGATTTATTATCTGTGATTGTAGATGATCATAGAAAAGATACATCTTTTAAAATATTCTTTCCTTCGGATGATTTTGTATACGCTTGTAAACAAGAATTAGTGAACCCCTATAGTTATCACCCACTTACTGTTGGATATGAACTATTGGGCAATCATATGATCAAAAAACTTCAGGAGAATATCTAATCATGTCATTAGGTAACGTAGGGAACGCTTTTAGTAATCAGATACAGAATAGAAACTTCCTATCTTCTATTGGATTCAGATTTACTCTGAGTAGAGCAAGGAAGGTGTCATTCTTCTCCAATAAAGCAAACATTCCTGGTCTCACTCTTGGAGTTGCTGAGCAACCAACTTATCTGAAGAATATTGATATTCCTGGAGACAAGATACAGTATTCGGACTTTACTCTGAGTTTTATTGTTGATGAGAACTTAGAGAACTACATGCAAATCCATAAGTGGATTCGTGGACTTGGATTCCCAGAATCTCAAACCGAAATATTTGATTTGCAAAGAGATGATCCATCTCAAATCAGATACGATGGTCAAGGAATGAATATCTACTCTGACGGTACTCTCTCAGTTTTAAATAGCAATCAAAGAACTCAATTCAATGTAGAGTTCACCGATATGTTCCCATATAACTTGTCAGATCTGTCATTTGATGCTACTAACACAGATACTGAATACTTTACGGCAGAGGTCGATTTCAAGTATACTATCTACAATATAACAGATCCTGAAGGCAAGAGACTATGATCGATCTTGAATCTATCCAAGAGATGTGGAAGAAGGACTCTCACATCAACATGGATAACCTACATGATGAGTCAATTAAGGTCCCCGCGTTACATGCTAAATATTTTGAGATTTACAATACTGTAATTCTTCTTAAGAAAAAAGCGGAACAAACTCGCAAGAACGTCAGGCACGAACGTTACGAATACTTCACAGGTAAAGCAGATCCTGAAGTGTACGTGGAATCACCATTCCCCAAAAAAGTAAGAGACAAAGACACTCTACAAAAATATCTTGACGCAGACGACAAACTATCACAAATAAGTTTGAAGGTTGAATATTACGATGTCACTTTGAACTATTTGGAAAGCATTCTGAAGGTAATTCAGAACAGAACTTACCAGATAAAGAATGCTATTGACTTCCTAAAATTCCAGGCAGGATATGGCTAATACTCATGATCTCGTTATTCAAAAATCAAATGAAGTCTTTTTAAAGATTAAGTGTGAACCTCATATTGAATATGAGTTAAGAGACCACTTTAAGTTTGAAGTTCCTAATGCAAAATTTATGCCTCAGTATAGGGGTAGGAATTGGAATGGCGAGATTCATTTATTTGATATGAGGACCAAACAATTATATGTTGGGTTATTAGATAAACTTATATCTTTTTGTGAGAATTATAGATATTCTTATACATTTGAAGAAAACAAATTCTATGGTATGCCGTTTGAAGTAAATGACGGTATATCAAAAGAAGGTGTTAAAGATTATATGAACTCAATTACTTCAATTCGTCCCAGAGACTATCAAATTGAGGGAGTATACGACGCTCTAAGACATAACAGAAAATTACTGATATCACCGACTGCCTCAGGTAAATCATTGATGATTTATTCAGTAGTTCGGTATTACTCAGATAAAGGGAAAAAAATTCTCTTAGTTGTTCCAACGACATCGCTAGTAGAGCAGATGTATAAGGACTTTGAGGATTATGGTTGGGATGCTCAGTCATATTGCCACAAGATTTATTCTGGACGGGAAAAAGTTACGGATGCTCCTGTGACTATTACTACATGGCAATCAATTTATAAGTTAGACAGATCATTCTTTGAAGATTATGAGGTGGTAATTGGTGATGAGGCACACCTTTTTAAAAGTAAGTCCTTAATATCTATAATGACGAAACTTCACCATGCAAAATATAGGTTTGGATTTACTGGAACTTTAGATGGCACGCAAACTCATAAGTGGGTTTTGGAGGGGGTGTTTGGACCATCTTACAAAATTATTAGAACTGCTGAGTTGATGGCACAAGGTCATCTATCTAAACTCGATATTACATGTCTGGTATTAAAACATAATCCTCAGATATTTGCAACCTATGAAGATGAAGTTCAATTCATCATTACACATGAAAAAAGAAATAACTTCATCAAGAATTTAGCATTAGATCTTAAAGGTAATACTTTGATTCTATTCTCAAGAGTAGAAGCACATGGTAAACCTTTATATGAAATGATTGCTGAAGCAAAGAAAGGTGATAGAAGGATCTTCTTTGTTCATGGTGGTGTAGACACTGAAGAAAGAGAACTTGTTAGGGAGATTACTGAAAGAGAAGAGAATGCAATTATTGTTGCTTCATATGGTGTATTCTCTACAGGAATAAATATAAGAAACCTACACAACGTGGTTTTTGCTTCACCCAGTAAATCCAGAATTCGTAACTTACAATCTATCGGAAGAGTCTTGAGAAAAGGCAAGAACAAGACTAAGGCAATGCTATATGACATCTCCGATGATTGTACGCATAAGTCAAGAAGAAACTATACGTTGAATCACCTGATTGAAAGAATTAAAGTTTACAATGAAGAGAAATTTAATTATGACATTATAAACGTCAACCTAAAGGCATAGCATATGGAAGATGATTTTTACGCAACAATAAAATTAAAATCTGGTGAAGAGATATTCTCAAAAGTCTCACCCTGTACAGAAGAAGAACGGACATTCTTACTTGTCTCAAATCCAATTACCTTCTCTGAGATTAAGACTAAAAGAGGCATATCTGGATACAAGATGGAACCTTGGTTAAAGACTTCTCGTGATGACATGTTTATCATTGATTTGAATGATGTCATGACAATGAGTGAGTCTAAGGACATCGATATGATTATTATGTACCAAGCATGGATTAGAGAGTCTAAAGACTTTACTGATTCTGAGGATCCCACTGGATACAGACAAAGAATCGATAGAAAGATGGGTAGGATCGGTAACGTCAACGATACCAAAGAAATCCTAGAAAGATTATTTAAAGAAAGCTAATATTGTTTCTGAACCTCCACAAAGGTTATTGTACACAGATTCAGGGGTCTTGTCAAGCCTTGTGTTTATTCGTTCATGTTGATATAATAAAGATATCACTGTGAACATAGATATACTATTATGGCAATAGGACCAATGACTAAAAGAAAAAGATCAGTACATTATGTTAACAACAAAGAGTTTCTAGCAGCATTGATTGCTTATAGAGAATCGGTTCAGTTAGCAGAACAAAGAGGAGATCCAAAACCACAGATTACAAATTATTTGGGAGAATGTTTCTTAAAGATTGCAACGCACTTGTCATTTAAGCCAAACTTTGTAAACTATATCTTTAAAGATGACATGATCTCTGATGGCATTGAGAACTGTGTTCAATACATCCATAATTTTGATCCTGAGAAGTCTCAGAACCCGTTTGCTTATTTTACTCAGATTATACATTACGCGTTTCTACGTCGTATTCAGAAGGAAAAGAAACAGCTTGAGATTAAAAATAAGATCCTGGAGAAGACGGGTTTTGATGAAGTCTTCTACGACGATAACATGATTGACGGAGCAAATTATTCCGACTATAATCAGATCAAGGATAGTATTCACTCCAAGTCTAGGTATTGATGAAGGTTGCTATTATTACCGATCAGCACTTTGGTGCTCGTAAGAACTCTAAGCAATTTCACGATTACTTCCTAAAGTTTTACAATGATGTGTTCTTCCCTACTTTAGAGAAGCACAAAATTAAAACAGTGGTTGATATGGGTGACACCTTTGACAGTCGTAAAGGTATTGACTTTGCTGCTCTTGCTTGGGCAAAAGACAATTACTATGATCGACTTCAAGACATGGGAGTCACTATTCATACAATTGTTGGCAACCATACTGCATACTACAAGAATACAAATGAGTTGAATGCAGTTGATCTCTTGCTTAGAGAATATAAGAATGTCAAAGTATATTCTGAACCAACTGAAGCAAAGTTGGGTAAATTAAATGTATTGTTTATTCCCTGGATTAATGATGAGAATTTTGAGACTACCCATCAATCTATTAAAACTAGCAGTAGCAAGTGCGCGATGGGGCACCTTGAGTTACGAGGATTTCCTGCTTATCGTGGACACACCATGGAGGAAGGTCTTGATGGCAAACTATTTGCGTCGTTCTCCCATGTCTACAGTGGACACTACCACACTAGATCAACAGACGGAAGAATAAGTTATTTGGGTAATCCATATGAGATTTACTCAAATGATATTGGTGATGAGAGAGGATTCCATATTCTAGATACTGTTACGATGGAATTGGAACCAATCAATAATCCATACACAATGTATGAAGTTATTGATTATGATGATACTCCACATCAAACTTTTGATACTAGACAATATGAAGGTAAAATTGTCAAGTTAATTGTTCGTAAAAAGAGTGATCCTAAAAAGTATGAGAAGTTTGTTGATAAACTTCTAGGATCCAATATCAATGAGATGAAAATTGTTGAAACCTTCGTTGATGTTGAGACAAACTTTGATGACTATGATCCAGAGTCTGAAGACACAATCTCTATTTTGAGTAAGTATATTGATGAATCTGATCTATCTCTAAATAAAGCAGAAATCAAACATCTGATACATAAGGTTTACAAACAGGCATGTGAATTGATATAATATGTTTATCCTCACCCTATCTGGAAAAAATCAAGAAGGTGCATACTCTGTCACTAATAGTGAAGGAAATCAAATCCTTTACATTTTTGAGCAGGAAGATGATGCTCTTCGTTTTTCCATGATGCTTGAGGATAAAGACTATCCTGAATTGGATGTCGTTGAAGTTGATGATGATCTCATGATTCAAACTTGTGAGATGCATGAGTATAACTATACCATCATCACTGCCAATGATCTTGTAATACCACCCGATGAAGATTAATGATTTGTTTTGAGAAGATTCGTTATAAGAACTTTCTTAGTACAGGAAATCAATTTACCGAGATAGATTTTACAAAAACAGCAACAACTCTTGTTATTGGTAACAATGGTGCTGGTAAAAGTACAATGCTTGATGCATTGACATTCTCTCTATTTGGTAAGTCATATCGTGGTGTTAATAAACCACTCTTGATTAACTCGGTCAACGAGAAAGACTGTCTTGTTGAAATTGAATTTAAAATTGGCAATACTGCCTGGAAGGTTGTGCGTGGTATCAAACCTGCAGTATTCCAAATTTACAAAGACGGAGAACTATTAAACTCTGACGCCGCTGCCAAAGACCAGCAGACCTGGTTGGAGAGAGTAGTTCTTAAGATGAATTATAAGTCATTTACTCAGATCGTGATTCTGGGTAGTAGTAACTTCATTCCCTTTATGCAACTCCCTGCAGCATCTAGGAGAGAGGTGATTGAGGATCTACTTGACATTAAGATCTTCTCCTCGATGAACACGGTTGTCAAGGAGAATATTAAAACAAGTAAAGACGAGATCCGTACTCTTGATTATAAGACTGATAATCTTGAAGAAAAAGTCAAGATGCAAAAAGACTTTATTGCTGAAGTCGAGAGACTTGCTACGGAAGACATTGGTGCTAAGAAAACTCAAATTAAAACTTTAACAGATACTCAAGATAATCTTTTAAAAGATTCTTTGGTGGTTGAGAATTCTTTGATTGATAAGCAAAAAGAACTTGAAAAGTATTCTGGTGCAACTGCTAAATTGAGGAAGTTGGGTAACCTGAAGGGTAAGATCTCACAGAAGGTATCTGTGATTACTGAAGAACATAAGTTTTTTAGCGATAATACGGTTTGCCCCACATGTACCCAGTCTATTGAAGAGACCTTTAGAATAAATAGAATTACAGACGCTCAAAATAAAGCAAAAGAGTTGCGTTCTGGTTTTATACAACTGGAAGAGGCAATTAAAGAGGAAGAAGAGCGAGAGCGTCACTTCTCTACAGTTTCTAAAGAGGTTACTAACCTTACACATGAGATTTCTCAAATCAATACTAAGATCTCTGGATACCAAAGACAAGTCCGAGATCTTGAACAGGAAATTCAAACTGTTGCCACTCGACTTGCAGAAAGAAATTCTGAACATGAGAAGCTAGAGAGTTTAGAAGAACAATTTAAGATCGCCTCTGAAGAGACAGAATCTAAAAAAGATCAACTGACTAACTTTAACTTTGTGTATGATCTTTTAAAAGATGGAGGCGTAAAGACACAAATTATTAAAAAGTATCTGCCTCTTATTAACAGTCAAGTTAATAAGTATTTGCAGATGATGGAGTTTTTCATTAACTTCTGCCTGGACGAGGAGTTTAATGAATCAATTCAATCTCCCATTCAAGAGGACTTCTCTTACGCTTCTTTCAGTGAAGGTGAGAAGATGCGTATCGATCTTGCTCTCTTGTTTACGTGGAGAGAGATTGCTAAGATCAAGAACTCTCTAAATTGTAACCTTATCATCTTTGACGAGACTTTTGACTCGTCTCTTGATGGGTTTGGAACCGATGAATTTATGAAGATTATTCGGTTTGTCATTAAGGATGCTAATACGTTTGTTATCTCTCATAAAGAGGGAATGCGTGATAAGTTCTTAAACGTGCTAAAATTTGAGAAGCAAAAGGGATTCAGTAGGTTAGTGGTATGAATTGCTTAGTAACAGGTGGTAGTGGATTCATTGGATCAAATCTGGTAGATGCTTTGGTAGGTGCTGGACATACAGTGACTGTAATTGATAATGAGTATTCGGATGCTCATGATCAGTTCTATTACAATGAGAAGGCGCATTATGTAAAACAAGATATTTGTAATTACGAACTCACTAGGATCTATTATTGTGGAGTTGATTGGGTCTTCCATCTTGCAGCAGAGGCAAGAATTCAACCAGCAATCAAGAATCCACTTAACGCTGTTAGAATTAACACTCTTGGTACAGCAACTGTTCTTCAGTGTGCTAGAGAAGCAAACGTCAGCAGAGTGATTTACTCATCCACGTCTTCTGCATATGGATTTAACTCTCCACCAAATACTGAGACGCAAGGAGATGACTGTTTGAATCCATATTCAGTATCTAAGGTTGCTGGTGAGAAGTTGTGCGCGATGTACACTGATCTGTTTAATCTCAACACAATTGTTTTTAGATATTTTAATGTCTATGGTGAGCGTCAACCACTTAAAGGTCAATACGCTCCTGTGATTGGAATCTTCCTTCGTCAACTTGCAAATGGTGAAGAGTTGACTGTGGTTGGTGACGGTGAGCAGCGTAGAGACTTCACGCATGTCTCCGATGTTGTACAGGCAAACATTCTTGCTGCAACCAAAGATCTATCCGAAGATGCTTTTGGGCAAGTTTATAATGTTGGTAATGGGGAGAACTACTCTGTCAATGAGATTGCAGCGATGATCTCTCCCAGGAAGCGATTCATTGATGCTCGTCCAGGAGAGGCAAGAATTACTCTTGCAGACAACTCTAGACTCAAAGAGACCCTTGGTTGGGAACCTACGGTGGACCTTAGGGAGTGGGTTGCCAAAGCAGTAGACAGTGTAAAAACTGGATCTTGAACGACCATAGGGGGATTCCTCTTTGTATACTGTGTTCAGTTCAAACGAATCCCGATGACTATCAACCACGAAGTCAAAGGACAACTTGCCAAACTGCTTGCCACTGAAGATCTGGTGGTTGAGCATCGTGCTGTAGATACTGCTCAGTTCAATGTCCATACCCGCGTGCTGACTCTCCCTCAGTGGAACAAGGCATCTAATAATGTGTACGACCTTCTGGTGGGTCACGAAGTTGGTCACGCCCTATATACACCAGATGAAGATTGGATCAAGGATCGCAAGATCCCACCACAGATTGTCAATGTTGTCGAAGACGCTCGTATTGAGAAGATGATGAAGCGTCGGTATGCTGGTCTCTCCAAGACCTTCTACCGAGGATACGAAGAGCTGGCAGCAGAAGACTTCTTTGCTATTGAGGATGAAGATGTATCGACATTCAATCTGGCAGACAAGATCAATCTGTACTGCAAGATTGGTAATTATACAGACATTCCATTCACTGATGAAGAAGAGTCTCTTCTATCTGCAGTTCGCGATTGTGAGACTTTTGCACAAGTGTTGGATGTATCGGAAGCAATTTACAACTATTGCAAGAATGAACAGAAATCAGAGTCCCCTGCAGACGTTCAATTACAGTCGAATAATGGTGGGTCTTCCTCCATCCCACAGGGATCAGATAGTCAGGAGGGAGAATCAGAATCCCCGTCCAGCGAATCATCGCAAGGAACCAACGATTCTGTCGATGATGATATTCAGGGATCTCCCGAAGATGTAGCAGATCAACCCACCATGGGTGGGGACGGTGGAAGCGACTTCAATGTTGATACGATGAAGTCATTTGAAGATGCTATCAAAGATCTGACTAGTGATCAATCTTACGAGAATCAATATCTTGAGATTCCTAAGGTCAATCTTGATTCGATCATCATTCCGAATCAGGAAGTCTATCAGTCGGTTCCTGAGTGCTGGGATCATGTTGATCCAAAGTACTTCTATGAAGTTGATAAGAGGTACTCTGACTTTAAGAAGTCTGCTCAAAAAGAAGTCAACTATTTGGTAAAGGAGTTTGAGTGTCGTAAGTCTGCCAGTGCATATGCTCGTGCTACCACTGCTCGTACTGGTGTTTTGGATTGCACCAAACTTCATACCTATAAGTACAATGAAGATTTGTTCAGGAAGGTCAGTGTTGTTCCTGATGGTAAGAACCATGGATTGATCTTCATTCTTGACTGGTCTGGATCTATGTCAGATGTTCTTACGGATACTATCAAGCAACTGTTCAACTTGATCTGGTTTTGCAAGAAGGTCAGCATCCCCTTCGAGGTATATGCCTTTACTAGTGACTTCCCTAAGTTTGGATTCACTCTTGATGAGAATGGTGATCGCGTTTACAAGTCTGTTCCAGATACATATAAGAAGCAGGATGGTGTTTTGCAAGTTTATGAGCAGTTCTCTTTGATGAACATGTTCTCTAGCAAGACAAAGATTAAAGAACTGGACAACCAGATGAAGACTATCTTCCGTATTGCGGAAGGATTCAATCGGAGTTACTACACTTACTATTCTATCCCCAGCAATCTGTCCCTGTCAGGAACTCCTCTGAACGATACTCTTATCGCTCTTCATGAGATTATTCCTCAATTCAAAGAGAAGAACAATGTTGAGAAGGTTCAGTGTGTGGTTCTCACTGATGGTGAAGCACCTCCTCTGAAGTATCACAAGACTGTTCAGCGCCATTGGGAGAATGAACCTTATTTGGGTGTCCGTCAAGTCTGCAACAACAATTGCATTCTCCGTGACCGTAAACTTGGAACCACTTATTCTCTGAATGGTAATTGGTATGAGGTTACTGATGTCCTCCTGACCCATCTCAAGGATAAATTCAAGGATACTAACTTTATTGGTATCCGTGTCCTTGAAGGTCGTGATGCTCACGGTTTCATTGCCCGTTACTATGGTCGATGGAATGATGATCATGATCGCATCCATGCTATCTGGAGGAGGGAACGTGCATTTACGATCACTAATTCTGGTTATCATTCCTACTTTGCTATGTCTGCCACTTCTTTGGCACAGGACAACACCTTTGATGTCAAAGAAGATGCAACCAAATCTCAGATCAAGAGTGCATTTGTCAAGAGTCTTCGCACTAAGAAAATGAACAAGCGAGTCTTGAACGAGTTCATCGATCTGGTCGCTTGATAAACTGTCCACGGGGGACCTGAGTCCCCCCATCTGTCCACTATACTAACTTCAGTTCAAACAAATCCAATGGGTCTCTCCAAAGAAGGCATCGTCAGTTCTCTGCAAGATCTCTACGGAGATTCTGTGACTGCAGCAGACATTCGCGCTTGGTGTGCGATGAACGATGTTAACTACCAGACCGTTACCAATAAAATTGCTGACTGCAAAGTCAGTCGCGGCAAGTGGAATCTGACTGTCCAGGAAAAACTGGAGCAGAACTATCAGGCACCTGCCGCAATGCCCGCTATCGAACAGAACCTTATCCCTGAAAAAGATGATTCCTTCGTCAAGTTTGGCAATTTCGCTGATGTTAAAAAAATTATTCAGTCCCGTCTATTCTATCCGACGTTCATTACAGGATTGTCTGGCAACGGCAAAACGCTCTCAGTTGAGCAAGCGTGTGCAACGTTGGGTCGGGAACTGATTCGTGTAAACATTACTATTGAAACCGATGAAGATGATCTTATTGGCGGCTTCCGTCTTGTTAATGGCGAAACCGTCTGGCACAATGGCCCAGTCATTGAAGCACTCCAACGAGGAGCTATCTTGCTCCTTGATGAGATCGACCTCGCTAGTAACAAAATTCTCTGTCTCCAAAGTATCCTTGAAGGAAATGGAGTCTTTCTTAAAAAGATCGGAAAGTTTGTTCGACCCACTGCAGGTTTCAATGTCATCGCAACCGCAAACACTAAAGGTAAAGGTTCAGACGATGGACGATTCATTGGAACTAACGTGCTCAACGAAGCATTCCTTGAGCGATTCCCAGTGACCTTTGAGCAGTCCTATCCTACGGTCTCTGTTGAGAAGAACATTCTCTCCAAGATTTGTAGTGATGATGACTTCTGTCAGCGTCTTGTGGATTGGGCAGACATTATCCGTAAGACCTTCTATGACGGTGGTATCGAAGAGATCATCAGCACTCGCCGTCTGGTTCACATTGTCAAAGCATATGAGATCTTTGGCAACAAGGAGAAGGCAATGCAGGTCTGTATCAATCGATTTGATGAAGATACTAAGCAGGCATTCCTGGAACTCTATGACAAAGTTGATGCTGACTTTGACCTGACTGCCACTGGCGAGAAGGTATACATTGACCAGGAGATTGGATCCTGATATAATAAGGGAGGATAATAATGCCTCCCCCCTCTTTTTATTATGGAAATTACAATGGCAGATCATTCCAAATACTATTACGATTTTGATCGTAATGACCCCAACCGCCCCGATCCATTCAAAGACTCTAGTCAAGATTTTTGGGAAGAGGATGGCATTAGTTTGACTGGCAATCCTGGCACAGCGTCAGGTGATATGATTACATTCGACCTTACTATGGAACCCGACAAAATTGATTTGAACCTTGATCAACTTACGAACAATGGTTTTTGGAAGTATGAAGAAGATAAGACCATGAAGGAGATCCGTGAGTATCTCTCTTCAACATATAAATCTCACTACACCTCTCAAGAGTCTAAAACTCAGACTCTTGATTTGATTGAGAGCATTGGTGATTCAGAACCATTCTGCCGATCTAATGCAATCAAATACCTGTCTCGATTTGGCAAGAAGAATGGTAAGTCAAAGCAAGACATTCTGAAGGCAATTCACTATTGCATTCTTCTCTACCACTTCTCTGGACTGCATAATGAAATTAAGGGAACCTATGAAACTTTCTGATAAAACGATCAACCTTCTGAAGAACTTCTCGGACATCAACCAGTCTATCCTGTTCAAGAGGGGTAACAAACTTCGCACTATCTCTGTGATGAAGAACATCATGGCAGAAGCGGAGATTCAGGAAGACTTCCCTAAGGACTTTGCGATCTATGATCTGACTCAGTTCCTTCGTGGTGTGTTCCTGCACAATCATCCAGAACTTGATTTTGCTAATGATGGACACGTCGTTATTCGCGAAGGCAAGACTCGCTCTAAGTACTTCTTCGCTGATCCCAGCGTAATCGTAGTACCTCCTGAGAAGTCCCTAACTCTCCCCACAATGGATGTAGAGTTTGAACTTGCTGCAGAGCAACTGGAGAAGATCCGTAAAGCAGTTCTGGCATTCCAACTTCCTGATCTATCTGTTGTTGGTGAAGCAGGGGTTGTCAAACTTGTTGTCCATGACAAAAAGAATGATACCTCTAATGACTTCCAGGTTCTTGTTGGTGAGACCGATGGAGAGTTCTGCTTCCACTTCAAAGTGGAGAACATCAAGGTTATTCCTGGTGATTACAAGGTCAGCATCTCCAGTAAACTTTTGTCAAAGTTTGTCAACACTGACTATGATCTGACCTATTATATTGCTCTGGAACCTGATTCTAACTTCTGATGCGTACTCTTACGTTGATGAGGATTGCAGGCAGCATTGGTGTCATTGCTGCCTATTTCATTATCCTCCATGTCAATGTTCTTACGGGTGTGATCATCAACTTCATTGCTGATCTGATCTCAATTCCGTATTTTGCAAAAACAAAAGCCTGGGATGTGGTGATTATGCTATCATTCCTACTGGCAATTTCAATGTCAAAACTGGTACAATGAACATAACCCAAGCGATGACCCTCCTACTTTTATCTAAGTGTTTGGTTCATCCACATCTGGGTCTATGCTTCATTCTCTTTATTACTGATCCAAAAAACAAGATTGGATATGACTCGTGATGAATTCCTTTGGGTTGAGAAGTATCGACCCAAAACAATTGAGGATTGTATCCTCCCCAAGGAGATCAAGAAGACCTTTGTGGAATTCTTGTCTAAGGGTGAGGTTCCCAACCTCCTCCTTGCTGGACCTGCTGGGTGCGGTAAGACAACTATTGCTAAGGCACTCTGCAATGAACTGGGAGTAGATGTTTATGTCATCAACGGATCCGACGAAGGTCGATTCCTCGATACTGTCAGAAACAATGCGAAGAACTTCGCTTCGACCGTATCTCTTACGTCAACTGCTAAACACAAAGTCATCATCATTGATGAGGCAGATAACACAACCCATGACGTACAACTCCTCCTACGGGCGTTTACTGAAGAGTTTGCTGGCAACTGCAGGTTCATCTTTACCTGCAACTACAAAAACAAAATCATCGAACCCCTCCACTCCCGATGTGCAGTGGTCGAGTTCTCAATCCCCGCAAGTAAGCGCCCAGAGATGGCATCCAAGTTCTTTGGACGCCTCCAACAAATCCTGGATGCAGAGGGTGTTGAATATGATAACAAGGTCCTGGTAGAACTTATCAATAAGCACTTCCCAGACTGGCGTCGTGTCTTGAATGAGTGTCAACGTTATTCTGCTGGAGGTAAGATTGATGCAGCGATTCTCGCGTCCTTTAGTGAGGTCAAGACTGATGAGTTGGTTAAACGACTTAAGGAGAAGAACTTCCCTGAAGTACGTAAATGGGTCGTTAATAACCTGGACAATGATTCTGGTGTACTTCTGCGCCGTATTTACGATGCTTGTTACACAGCCCTCGTCCCTTCTACTATTCCTGCTGCCGTGCTTATTATTGCTAAGTATCAGTATCAAGTGGCTTTTGTAGCAGATCAAGAAATTAATCTTCTGGCAGCATTGACTGAAATTATGTGTGAGTGTGAATTCAAATGAAAAAACAACCTAGGCAAAAGAAGTCCAGAATGTATTATTACTTCTGGGCAGTCATGACTGCTACTGTCCTTCTCGGACAAATTTATGTCGGCACGGGATACCGTGTTATGGCAGGTGAGGTTCTTAGACTCACCAACTTCCTAAATTCTCTTACTATTGAACGCGAGGTTATCTAAATGAATGTTAAACTTGTCCGCACTACCTCTGGTGAAGATGTCATCTGTGAGGTACTGAGTGAGACCGATGACTCTGTTACCTTCTCTAATGCAATCGTTGCAGTTCCTGCGGGTAACGGTCAGATTGGTTTTGCTCCCTGGTCCCCCCTCCTCAGCAAAGACGTGAAGGAGTTGACACTCGACAAAAAGTTTGTAATGTATATTGCAGAGGCACAAGACCAGATCGTGACTGAGTATCAGTCTATGTTCAGTCCCATCATTGCCCCTAGCA